AATGTTATTAGATGCAATTCATCCCTTTTAAATAATGCTAATGCTGGTGTTTCTGTTGCTTCAACAACACTAAATATTCAAAATTTTGAAGATTACGATACATATCACAAAAATGATACAAGCTGGAAGTGGGCAGCAAAGAATCCAGGTACTTGGGCAAATGGCATAAAAGTCTGTGTAATTGATAATGGCGCAGACCAAATCATCAGTGGTGTGTCAACCTCTGCAACTTCTGTAGAGACTTATACAGAAGCAGCAAGCACATACGGATTTGTCGCAGCAAACACAGTTACAATTACTGGAGTCACAACCGCAGGAATCGCTACAGGACAGTCAGTAAGATCCGCAATTGGGGGAGTTTTTGCAGCAAATACTGTTGTTGCAGGAATTGTCTCAACTTCGAACGGACAAGGTTCACTTACAATTAGCCCAGCATCACTTAATACTGTTGCAATCGCAGTAACTGTCAGTACTGGCGATGTAACAACTGCATTAACTGGAAGTGCAATTCAAGTTGGATATGCAGTCACACAAGCAGTTTCAAATGTAGTTTATGCAACTGGTGCAGGAACAACAACAACATTTACTGGAACAATTAGAGGTTTAATCACCAATATTGGAACTGGAAGTGTTTCTGTTAAAATTGTTGATAGAATCGCTTCTGATGGAACTATCACAAAGATTGATTATTCCCAAACATCTGCAATTCAATCACTTTCACCAACAACTGTTGCTCCAATTTATGTTTCCAATTCTTCTGGAATCACAACCGAAACATACACTTCTGCAACAATTTCTGATTGGTATTCACAACAAACTTTAGGATTAACAAACTCAACAGTTTACTGGTCATCTATTGCACAAAAACCAGGAACTTCCCAGTATTCCCTGGAAAGAAGTGGTAAAAATGATGAATTACACGTAGTTATTGTTGATGATGATGGAACGGTGACTGGAGTTGCAGGAAACATTTTAGAGAAATACACAAATCTCTCTAAAGCTTCTGATGGAAGAATTATCCCAGGAGAAGCTAACTACTACAAAAATAGTCTTGCTTCTGCATCTAACTACATTTATGCTGGACTTGCAGAAACTGGAAATGCATCATCGTTGAATCCAGTTGGTTCATCAACATCTTCATTTACTGTTTCTTCTGGACTTTGGGGAACAGAGGCACAAGGAATTACTTATAATGTAGTCGGAGCAAGAACTTACTCCCTAACTGGTGGAGCAGATTATAGTTCCGGAAATGGATTCTCTGTTGGATTAAGTGATGTTGTTAGTGCATATCAAGTCTTAGATGATACTTCCGAGTATGATGTTGACTTTATTATTGGTGGTCCATCAACTGGTACTTCAATCTATGAAGCACAGGCAAAGGCAAATGCACTGATTGCAATTGCAAATAATCGTAAAGATTGTATTGCAGTTATTTCTCCTTATAAGTCTGGTGTTATCAACATTACAAATACAACGACACAAACAAATAACGTTTTGGAATTCTTTGCTCCATTAACTTCATCATCATATGCTGTATTTGATAGTGGATATAAGTATATGTTTGATAGATTTAATAACACCTTCGAATACGTTGCATGTAGTGCAGACGTTGCTGGATTGATGGCAAGAACTTCAATTAATAGATATAGCTGGTTCTCACCAGCAGGAACTGCAAGAGGAGCAATTAACAATATTGTTAAATTGGCATACAATCCATCGCAGTCCCAACGAGATGAATTGTATTCAAATAGAGTTAATCCAATCATTTCTTCTCCTGGTGCAGGGTTTATCTTATTTGGCGATAAGACTGCACTTGGTTATGCTTCTGCCTTTGATAGAATCAATGTTAGAAGATTGTTCCTATCTTTAGAAAGAGCAATTGAATCCGCAGCAAGAGACCAATTATTTGAATTTAATGACATTATCACAAGAACCAACTTCGTGAATATTGTTGATCCATATTTACGTGATGTTCAAGCAAAGCGTGGAATAACTGATTACGTTTTAATCTGTGATGAAACAAATAATACACCAGATATTATTGATGCCAATGAATTTAGGGCAGACATTTATGTTCAACCTGCAAGATCAATTAATTTTGTTGGATTAACATTTGTTGCTACTAGAACTGGCATTTCATTCTCTGAAGTAATTGGTACTGTTTGATATAATCTAAAAAAAATTAAGGAGATCTAAAAATGGCAAACAATTTTCCAAAAGTAGGTTCAAGAAAAATTGATGATTTTAAATCAAAACTAGTTGGCGGTGGAGCAAGAGCAAATTTATTTGAGGTTGAAGTTGCATTCCCAACAGCAACTGGGATTACTCCAGATGATGATTTTAGATTTATGATAAAGGCAGCACAACTTCCAGCATCAAACGTTGGAGTTATTGACATTCCATTCAGAGGAAGAAATCTTAAAGTTGCTGGAGATAGAACATTCGATCCATGGACAATTACTGTAATTAATGATACTAATTTCAAAATTAGAAATGCATTTGAAGTGTGGATGAATAAACTCAATAAGCTAGATGATAACAGTGGAATCATCACTCCTGCATCATATATGGCAGATATGAAAGTATATCAATTAGGAAGAGGTGTTGTTTCTGGTGTAAATGACGCATCTGGTGGAATTTTAGCAGAAGGATCTGATATGCCTGTTTTAAAGTCATATCAATTTAAAGGTTGTTTTCCAACTGCAGTAGGTGCAATTGACCTTTCCTACGATTCAAGTGATACAATTGAAGAATTCACAGTTGATTTACAAGTTCAATGGTATGATTCTCTTGTATATAACTCAGTAACTGAAGAGGGCGGAGCAACATCAATTTCACAAACTTCAATTATGGATTCTTGATTTTTGATGATTGAATAAATAATAAGATAAGAATCTTATTAACAGAGAATGTCTAAATTATTTGGTTTTAAAATTGAGGATTCGGGAGATGATATTTCAAAAAATATTATCTCCCCGATTCCACCCAACGACGAAGATAAGTCGGATTTTTTTGTATCTAGTGGATTTTACGGTCAGTATGTAGATATTGATGGAGTATATAAGAGTGAGGCAGAATTAATAAGAAGATATCGTGATATGTCATTGCACCCGGAGTGTGATAGTGCAATAGAAGATGTTATCAACGAAGCAATTGTATCAGATTTGAATGATTCTCCTGTTCAGATAGAACTTTCAAATCTTCAAGCATCAGATAGATTAAAAGATATAATTAGAGAAGAATTTAAATATATTAAAGAAATCATGGATTTTGACAAAAAATGCCATGAGATTTTTCGCAATTGGTACGTAGACGGAAGAATTTACTATCATAAAGTTATTGATGTTAAAAAGCCTCAAGAGGGATTAAAGGAAATAAGATATGTTGACCCATTGAAAATTAAGTATATAAAAAAAGTAAAAAAATCAAGTAAAGATATATTTTCTGAAATAAAAAGTATCTCTAATGCTGATATTCTAAAGGTTGCCGATTCTCCAGATTTTGAAGAGTATTATATTTACGATCCAACTGGAGGCAATTTACAGGGAGGAACATATCGTTCTGATTTTAAAACAGTAAAAATTGCTAAGGACTCAATAACTTATGTGACTTCTGGGTTAGTTGATAGAAATAAACAGGTAGTTTTATCATATCTACATAAAGCAATCAAGTCTCTCAATCAACTCCGTATGATTGAAGACTCACTTGTTATCTATAGACTCTCTAGAGCACCAGAACGTAGAATTTTCTATATTGATGTTGGTAATCTGCCAAAGATTAAGGCAGAGCAATATCTTCGTGATGTTATGAATCGTTATAGAAATAAACTAGTATATAATGCAGATACTGGGGAGATTCGTGATGATAGAAAATACATGAGTATGCTTGAGGATTATTGGCTACCAAGAAGAGAGGGAGGAAGGGGAACTGAGATTACCACTCTTCCAGGTGGACAAAACTTAGGTGAACTTACAGACATTGAGTATTTCCAGAAAAAACTTTATAAGTCTCTGGGTGTTCCATCAACTAGACTCGATAGTGGTGGTGGATTTAATTTGGGTAGAAGTTCTGAGATTTTAAGGGATGAATTAAAGTTCACTAGGTTTGTAGGAAGATTGAGAAAGAGATTTTCTCAAATTTTCATTGACATGCTGAAAACGCAATTAATATTAAAAAATATAGTTTCACCAGAAGACTGGGAAGTATTGTCTGACCATATTCAATTTGACTACATTTATGATAACCATTTTTCAGACCTTAAGAAAAATGAATTATTGAATGACAAACTTGGAGTTGTAGGGGCAATGGAACCATATCTTGGCAGGTATTTCTCCGTGGATTATGTAAGAAGAACTGTATTGGGACACTCTGATACAGAGATTAAAGAAATAGATGCCCAGATTAAAAAAGAAATTAAAAAGGGTATAATACCAGACCCATCCTTAATGAATATGCCCCAACAACCAGCTCAGCAGACGGGAGATATTGAGCAACAACAAGCAAATGCTTTAGGAACTATGCCACAAGAACCAGGAATGACCGACATGCAAACAGGTGTAGAACTTGGTGCAGAGGGAGAAATATAAATATATTAGTTAATTAATTTATTAAAGATGGAAGAATTAATGGATATGTTGGTGTCAAATGAATCACCAGCTGATGTAAGTGATGCAATTAAGCAAGTACTTCAAATGAAAGCTCTTGAAAGAATTGAAACGATTAGACCACATGTTTCTGCAAATATGTTTTCCTTAGAGTCCGAAGAGGAGTGATATGAAATCATTTCAGCAGTTTATTTCAGAATCAATTAATATTGCTGGTGATTTTAATGGGAATTTATATGTCAATGGTTCTGAAAATTCATCAGAACCAGTTGGCGAATCATTTCTTGCAGATGTAGTTTGGCAAGGAAAATTATATCGGATGGAAGTAGAGGGTGTTATATTGGATAAAAATAAATTAGCAGAACAACTTCAAGACGAATATCCTGGTGCAATTGTTCATAATGTTTATCCAATCACAGAAAATTCTTTAAAAATAAGAAAGGCACAAAGATATCAACCAGAAAGATTAACTTGGACTGACTAATAATGGCACAGTGGAATATACAAATTCAAGATTATCTAAACCAAGAAAGAAGTCTTTTTGAAATTTTTGGTGCTGCAACTAGAGACGGAAAAATTGTTGATAATCTCAATAGATTTCCTGTAAGTGTA